TCTGCTGGGGCGACGGTGGCCATGCTTACCAGCCGTGAATAGGTGTTCCAGTTGGTTTCTATCGGCACGCCACTTGCCAGCTTCCCGGCGAATGTCAGCACGTCATCCATTCTGTCAGCCGGTATTGCCTCGCGCACGAAAGCAGAAAGCCCAGCGAAGTTTCCTCCGTTGCGCACAAGCGCATCTTGCGCAGCCAGGAAGTTGTCGTCGTTCCGCTGCTTCTTCTCGTCGGTGATCAGCTTGTACTGGTGCTCGGCACTGATTCGCGTCGATCTGATCTGCTCTGCGTCCGCGTCTGGACCAAGCCTTGACACCGAAGCCTGCACGAACTCAAGGGCCGTCGGTTCCTTGGCCCTGCCTGCGCCAGACTCGTATGCCTTGCTGTTCTTGGTGACGTACTCGCGAGTCTCTTTCGGGAGGAACTGCAGCCACGGAACGGCAGCGATGGACGGGTCATTCTGCGCCAACTTGGCGGACTTATCGGCCTTCTTGACCGCCTCCTTGAGCGCGCCAGGACCGGCGTTGTAGGCCGCCCACGCCTTTTGCAGATCGCCGGAATTCACCCGAACCTGCTCATTGAAGTAGGCCATTCCAATCGCCCGGTTGTAGCTCTCATCGGTCCGGTACCGGTGCTCATCCCACGGCATGCCAGCGAGTTTGGCTGCTTCCGGACCGGTGGCCGGCATGACTTGCGCGATGCCGATTGCCCCGGCCTTGCTGGTCAGCGGCGTGCCGTCGGCGGCAAACTGCTTCCCACCAGACTCGGCCATGATCGCAACGCTGAAAGCACGATCTATGTCGCTCCCGAAGAAGCGCGGCCGCATTTCCTTGGTTGCGCTGTCGACCGCTGCCATGGTCCGCTGCGCCTGAACCTGTTTATCCATGACCCCGCGCACACGCAGGAGGTCGCCGGCCTCCATCTGGCCCTTGTAGCGGTCGACGTAGGCCGCCGCGAACTGGATGTTCCCACTCTCGACCGCCCCCTGAATCGCCAGCACGTGCGCCCCGCTCAACACGCGCTGCGCTTGCACGTCCGCTTCTTCCTGAGAAAGCCCGACCATGCGTGCCTTCTCGCGGGTAACGGCGATGATGCGGTCGGCAGCGTCGTCGATCTGGCTGCGCCCAGTCTCTTGATCGACGGGTATCTTTCCGCTCGCTCCGACAAGCGCGATTTCCCGGCTCGCGGTAGCTGCCGTCGCGTCGAACGTGCTGACCTTGTACCGCTGAAATTCACTGCTCAGATGGCTGCGTGTCTGCCCGTACAGGCTTGTGCGCATGTTCGCCGCCTGCTGCGCGAAAACTTTTCGCTGCGCGTCGTTGCCGAGCCCGGCGGCAATCTTGTCAGTGACTTCCCGGAACCTCTCGGCGTATTCGGAGGCAAGGTCTTTCCCGCTTTCACGGCTCAGTGCAGACCATCCGCGCTGGTTGAGCGCGCCAGTTTCCTTGTGGTACAGAAGATCGAAAGACGCTTCCTTGGCCTGATTGGCAGCGTCGACAACGCGCAGATGGTTCGCCTCGGTCTGCATGTCGAGCGCGATCTGCCCGCCAACGGCGCCAGCCTGTTGCATGGCCTGGCCAGCCTGCTGCGCTTGCTCTGCCGCGAAGTTCGGGACGGTTGGCGATGTCACAGCGCCGAACTGAGACGCCGGCAATGCGCTCGCCGTAACCTGTTGGCTGTCGTATGTCGGAACGCGAGCCATCAGTAGCTCATCCCGATGTCTTCATCATCAACCTTCGGCGGCTTGTCGAACACCCCGGCCTTGTTCATCCCGTACCACGATGCCGCAACCTTGGTTGCGCTGCCGAGAAGCGAAGTTGCGCCGGCCATTCCGGGCGATATTCCGCTTGCCGCAGCCTGCTGCGCCAAGGCTGCGTTTCTGGCATTCACGCCTTGCGTCCGGGCATTTGTCGCTTGCGTTTGGTAGCCGAAGGCGTGCCGGATAGCGTTGGCGGTCAACGTGTTGGCGTCGATCTCTTTCATGATGTCGGTCGAAGCCTGCAACTCGGCAGCGCTGCCTTGCCCGATGTCGATTCCGTTAGCGGCCATCGTGGTGCGCTGCGACGCCTTGAGGTTTCCAGCCTGAAGCGTGAGCTTGGCAACCTGTGATTCGCCTTGCTGAAGCGCGGTCTGCGCGCCAAGCTCGGCGATTCGCGCATTCGTTTCAGCGATGCGCGCCGACGTGTTCGCCAGCCCTGCCTGAGCGTTCAGCGACGACTTCTTGCTGGCCGCTTCGAATTTGCTGCCGATGGCCGAGGTGATCGCGCCGCCGGCCTGGCCGATCAGCGACAGGCTGCCGATGTTTGACGCCGAAAATCCCATGCCGATCGCTCCGAATGTGTGCCCGAAGAATAGGCGTCCGCCTGCCTGTTACGCGCAGGCTATCCGCCCATCGCCACTTCAGCGGTCATCGACAGGACCGACAGCGGCAGCGGATCGGCTTGGCGCACGAAGACTTGCCCGCTGTCGCCCCATGCGTTGCTCAGCATGACCTGAATTTCCTGCGTCTTGAGGTCTGGTGGTGAACCTGGCGATTCAGTTGTCCGCTGCTTCGCTTCGACAAGTCGATCCTCGCTCGGCCCGACGAAGATCCCGGATGACCCATGGACGCGCATCCACACCTTGTTCACGTTCTTAAACCGTCCTTGCCCGAAGCTGCCGTCAACCTGCATTGCGACGGGCAGAGTCTTGATGTCGGCGGTAATCGGCAGCCCAACATGCACCTTGCTGGCTTCCTGGTCGAGCGTGATTGCACCGCCGTCAACGACGCGCCGAGGGTGCACGCAGGCATCGGCAAGGATGCTGACCTCTTCACCCTCAAGGTGATCCAGGCCGCTGATGACCGTTGCCGGAGAACCGGAATAGGTAAGCCCGCAATCGACGAAGAACGAGTCAGCAGGCGTTGCAAAATCACGCGACGACAGCCTCTCAACGTAGCGCACGCTGCCGCCGTTGATCGTGCGCCGAACGATGACGTACAGCACATCCTCGCCTCCCTCGGCAACGACGCAACAGGACTCGAACACGCCGCCAGCCGAGTCATGCCAGTGCCAAGCCCCTATCTGCTGCTCTGGCACGTAAGTCAAGCCGAGCAGGTTGCCAGACGACGACACGAACCACACGACAGGCTGCGGCGCCTTGCTGTACGCCATGTCGACGATGTCGAAGGTGTCGAACAAGTGCGCAGCGCGCAAGGACAGATCGCCGGTAACGAATCCGTTCGCTTGCCACGAGTACGCCAGCTCGCGAACATGCCCGCCGCGCGCGGCGCCGTATATCAGCGTGTTGTTGATGATCACCGGCTGCACGTTCGACGCACCAACGTATGACTGCGGGCGAACGCTGATCGTGCTTGGCGTGATGGCATCGGAATTTACCGACGTTACCCTCCATTCCGCAGCGCTTGTGAGAAGCAGCAGTTGCGTCAGCGGAACGATGTGGCGGATCGTGTTCGCTTCTCGGGCAGCAACCCTGAAAGCGATTCGGTCGTCATCGCGAATCGGCAGCGAGTACGAAACGTTCGACTCGGTGCCGCTCTTCGTCATCCAGATGTTCTGCGGCTGGGTGACGGTCCCGGCGAAGCATCTGCGCTGCTCGAAGTAGGACGCCGCCGCAGGATAGTTGCTGGTGGACGCAAAGACGGTGTCGTAAATCGGAGGCGTCTTGCTCAGATCGGCGGCGATGTTGTCGTCGACCAGTGCCAGCGTTGCTGTCTGCCCGATGTACCCGTACAGGCCGCCGGACATCTTGTATACGTTGTAGCGCGTCGCGCCTGTCGCCGCCGGCCACGTGACATCGATCTTGTTGCCGGTCGTGAACAGGTTCCCGGTGCATGTTCCCGCTGTCGACGCCGCCGACTCCGATATCCCGTCAGCAGCGATGGCCGTGACCACGTAGGCATAGGCGATGGTTCCTGCGCCAGTTGGCGTTGCCGTGACGCTAGCCGGCGGGGAGATTGCGGCGGCAAATGAAATGGTCGTCAGCGACCAACTGAGCGCGCCAAGCCTGCGCAGTTCCTGCGGCGGATAGCCAGGATGAACCAGCGTCAGCACGTCGGCAGACTGAACAAAATGGATGTCGAAAAGATCCGCTTCGGCAAATGTGTTCGCCACTTCGTATGGGACGCCAGCACTGAGCAGCGTTGCGCCTTGCGAGTGGAACCGGAAGTAGCCGGCGCCAACCTCGATCACCATCGTTTGCGTTGTCGAGTAGGTGAACGGGATCAGCCGAGACTTGACGCCGCTGTTCTTGGTGGCCCGGACGAAACCGAACCCGGCCCGGTTTTCTGCCGGCCCTTGTGGTTTCGTGATGAAGTTCCGGCAGCGCGCCAGGCCCGATTGGTACTTGGCGTCATCGATGCGCCCGAACAGTTCGGGCGATACCTCGCCGGCGGCAAATGAGCGCTGCAGCGTGCGGACGTTGCTCATTTCATCGGCCAGCGATCCACCCAACACTGTGCGCCGGGCGCGCCATGTGCTGCCGTGCGTCGGACGCCGCAGCCTTGGCCAGATAGGCTTGCATCATCGCGGCGCAGCGCTTTGCTTCGGCTGCGCCAGCATCGCCCTTGATGACTTGCCCGGCCAGCAGCCCGGCAAGATGCCAAGACAGCGCCAGCACGAACAGCGGGGAGAACCGGGCGGTGTCGGATACCAGCGCCGTGTAGCGCACGATGGCGTTTTCCTGATCTGTGTAGATAACCAGCGCGCCGTCGTCGTTTATCTCGACCGTGTACGGCTGCGGCACGCTCGACGTGACGAGTTCAGCCGATCCTGTCTGCGAGACAGCCACGTAGTCATCGTCGGCATCGGACGGCATGACCGCGATGACGCGCAGCAGATCGGCCGGGATGGCGTAGGCGTAATCCCACGCTTCCCAGTCGCACGTGAGTTGCGCCAGCTGCGCACGGCGGGTGGCGAACCGCCATGCGGCATCCGGCATTTCGAGAAGGGAATCCCGAGCGATCGGGAAGAACCGGGCGCAGTGCTCTGCTTGCGCGGAGCCTTCTGGCGGATCAATGCTGGCCACCGTGGCATCAGCGCCAAGGTGCGATAAGGCCATGTTGCAGATTTCAACGTCTGACGCCATCGCGCCCCCATGAAAGAAAGGGGCGCAAGGCCCCTTTGTTGATTTACTTGCGTGGCACTTCCGGAGGCGCCTTGTCCGACGGCTTGTCGCTGACGAGCGTCAGGCTATCCCCCAGCCGCATGTCTGCGCCGCCAGGCCCTTTGGGGAATTCGGTTTCGAACCGATCACCAGCCTTTGCCATCCGGCACTCGTGTGAGATCCACACGTCTGAGTTTGCGATGTACTCTGGCATGCGCCCCCCTTACGCGACGGCGAAGCCTGAACCGTAGTACTTGCCAACGCCAGGATCTTCACGCGTCACGTGCGCCGTGAATTTCCCGGCGGTCAGAGGTCCGGTAGCGACGGTGTATTGAACGCCAAGGTATCTCTGCCCGACCGGCTGCGCCGCAAGGTTGGCCGACGGAATGCGGATCGAGATCGG